TGGCCGCCCCCGGTCAGCAGCGAGCGCTGCCCGATAGAGCGTGTCCACCTGCTCTGCCGTGGCCTTCAATTGGGTGGCGACGGAAGCCATGGCGATTTTCAGCTCACCGACTTCGTGGGCAGTCGGCAGCGCGGCCACCGTGGTTTCGATTGCCCGCATGCGCGTGTCGAGGTTCTTGATGTCGGTATCGAGCTCGGCAATTGCCGACGCGCTGGGCAGTGCTTTGGCGATCTTGTCATCGACGATCTTCTGGCTGCGCTTGTCCAGCCACCAGAACAGGCCGAGTGCGCCCATGACCATGCCGACGATCCAGCTGACAATGACATCAGCGGCCTTCAGTGCGTCGAACATGCTGCCCATCATGAGCCGGGCTCCCGGTCAGGCTGGCTGGCCGGGGCTTTGACACCATCCATCTGCCCAAGGATCGCGTCCTCCTTGGACTTCGAGCCTGCCGAGCTGCCGAAGTAATAGCCCACCACAGACGTGGTCAGCGTCACCAGGGCGCCGACCAGGATCATCACGACTTCGCCACCATCGGGCGGCACGCCGAGGATGAAGACGGTGAGCAGCACCACGAAAAAGCCAAGGATGATGCCAGCGGCCAGAATGGCCGGGATCAGGCGCCCAATTGGGTGCGAGGTGTTTCGTTCCAAATTCATCATCGCCTCACATGGAAACTGGTTGCGTGTAGCGCCCGATCACCCAGCCCTCATGACCGCCGTAGATCACCTTCAGCCAGGAGCGGCCTTCGAACACGCCGCGCGAGAGCACCGGCACCACGGCGCCATCGGGCACCTGGGCAATCACGTTGGGATTGAAGCTTGGCCAGGTGCGCAGGTTGACGCTGTCGGCAGGCGCGTTGACCTTGACGAACTGGTCGTCACCCTTGACCGGCGCGGCCTCGCGGTCGGCAGCCAGGGCAGCCGGATCATCCCGGCCCATGATCCGCGCCTTGACGCTGGCCAGCGGGAACAGCGGGTTGGTGTCGGTCTTGCGGCCCGGCGCCACATACCAGTGGGTGACGACATCCATCAGGGTTGGCACCTGGGCAAACAGGAAGCTGCCCAGCGTCAGGACCGCCTCGATCTGTTCGGGCGTGTAGGCCATCCACAGCCCCGGCCCGTGGGTGGCAGGTGCTGCCTGCACGATCCCTAACGCTGCCCGGTCGAATGTCTCTCCCCACCAGGCACGTGCCTTGTCCGGCCCTGCCGGGTCCATGCGCCCGGCATTGACGATCTCGATCCCGATGGAGAAGTCGTTGCAGTTTTTCCGGTTGTTGTAGCTGGACCGGCCCGCGTGAAAGGCGGCACGACCGATCGGCACCTGCTGGACAATCGAGCCATCCCGCTCGATGACGAAGTGGACCGAGACCGAGGCCGTGTTGTCTGCCAGATAGGCAGCCGCCCGGCCCTTCTCCAGCCGGGAGGCCGTGTCATGCAGGATCAGGATGGTGGGTGTGATCACCCCGCCCATGCGGCGGGCTTGAGTGAAAGGAATGCCGGTCACCTTGCCGCGTGCCAGTCTCAATGCCATGAAGTTCACCAGAAGAGAGGCGCCAGCGGTTTGCGGGCGTTCTGCTTCGGGCTTGCCATGGGGGGCGGGGCGCTTCCCCCTAGACAGCGGTCAGGGGGCGGGCTTCGGTTGCTGACATCGCGGGCGGCAAAGCCGATCCGGCGTCTCGCAGACATGTGGAGCGTGGCTTAAACCTGATCGAAGGGCAAGTCCAACTGGCGTTGAAGGGCCGGTTGAAGGCCCCCTTCAAGCTCTGCCTTGAACCGGCTGACCGTGCGCAGATGGACGTCCTCGGCCAGTGCCACGGCCATCAGGCTTTCCCCGGCTTGAAGCCGCGCCAGTGCCCGGCGCTTGCGGGCTTCCCGGCCCCGGCCTGGACCGGCAGGCACGGTGAACTTGCCAGGGCCAAGGGCTGCCTGCAACCGGGCGGCGTCGGCCTGGCCGATCAATTGGGCCAGCAGTGAGCCTTCGACCTTCAGCGGGATCTCCAACTCGGTCCCGCCACGGGCTGACAGCAGCCGCGCGGTGGCAACCTCACCGATGATCGAGGCGATCATCGCGGCCTGTCCCTTGAAGGTGCTCATTGCACACCTGTCCGGCGCGCCCGGTCGAGCGCGAGCTCGGCACGCAACAGATCAAGGTTGAGCTTTGCCACATGGGCGAGCTGTGCCTTCACGCCCTGGCTGATCGCCCGGCGCCATGAGAGCGCCGCAACGGCCCTGTCATAGGCGGTGCGGGCTTCTGCCATCGCAGCCTCCAGCTCGGCAAGATCGTCACGGCTGGCCATTGGGTCAGCCCCCTTTGCCGTGGCGCATGGCTTCCGGGGTCACGGTGGCCAGCACGAAGCACCCGTCCGGGGCTGACCGGTCAGGCCTGAGCACATAGGCAAGCCCATCGACACAGATTTTCACTTCGCTGCCGCCACCGATGGCATTGGCAGCCTGGGTGGCGGCCTCCAGCGACAGCGCCAGGTGCGCGCGCAGCCCTTCCACATCAAGCCCTCCGGCCCTTTCCAGGAACCGCACGAGCGCGTGGTCAGTGACTGTGACCTTCCGGGACGCGCGGCTCATTGGCCGACCTCAATCCCGGCGCGGGCGCACCAGTCCTTCAGGGCCTCGATCACCATGGCAATCTGGCGACCGTCGCGCATGGCATCAATGTCAATCGGGGCTGCTCCCCAGGCTTCTCCGAACCGCGCGCGGATGAAGGCATTGAGGCCCGGCGCCCCGCGAACCCTGGCCTCCCCGGCATCAGCCAGAAGGCGCCACAGCACATGGGCAAAGCGCACATCAGCCCGGCTGGCGGCGGGGCGTTGACCGGGCTTCCCACCCATACCTGTCATCCCGGACGGCGCAGCCGATCCGGGACCTCGGGCGGGCGCAGGCGTAAAGCCCGCCGCCTTCAGCCGCTCAATCACGGCGGAGACTTCCGCGTCGGTCATGTCCTTCAGGCTGGCCTTGCCAGTGGCGGCAAGTTGCAGATCACGGCGGGCCTCGGCATCGAGACCGAGTTCACGGGCGCCGACATGGACGAGGTTGTGCAGGGCGCGGTTCATGGCGCATCTCCGTCGTGCAATTGGGAACAGTCTGGATGAGGAACCCAGCCCGCTGCCCACAAGCCCGCTTCCAGCAGCCGCCCATCGTCGGCTTCCGGGCAGGCGTTCTTGTCGATCATCCGATAGCCGTGGATCACCGTCGCGTGGTCCCGGCCACCCAGGAGCTGGCCGATCTTGGTTGTCGACAGCGGCGTCCATCGATAGGCCAGCCACATCAGAACCTGCCGGGGCCGAGAGACGACGCGCGCCATACCCGGCCCACAGAGGTCGGCCTTGCTGACTTCAAAGTGCGCGCTGACCAGCGCGACCAGCACCCGCCAGCCGGGAGCGCCGACCGGCCCTCCCGAGGCGGATGCAGGCACAGCGGCAGAAGCAACAGCGTGCGCGGCGGCGTTCATGCTGCCACCCTATCGCCGCTGTCCGCGAACGCCCGCTCCAGCTCGACCAGCCGGTCCATTTCCAGACCGGTCACCGGCATGGACCACCCACCATGGTGGTCTGAGCGGAGACACAGATCGCGCAGAAACCCGTGCTCCCCGGCGCTCAGCACCAGAGGCTTCCATGTGGCCAGCGAAACCACCCGGCTAAACCGGATGATCTCGTCTTCGGTCATGGGCCGCGCCTCGCCGATCACAGCAGCCTCCCATCATCGGCTGGTGCTGAACCGGCGCGGGCCTGCTCTGCCTCCACAGTGGCCCGCACGATGGTGATCGCCAGATCAAGCGCAGCGGCCCGTTGATCCACCACCCGCTGTGACAGCCGCCCGGCTGCCACCTGCTTGGGATAATAGCCGAACCGGATACCGCGCTCGCGCTGCAGCTCGGCCAAGGCGTCCGCAGGCGTGGCCTTCGGCGATGACCCGGCGCTCATGCGCCACCGCCTGCGGCCACAGCCGCCGCATGCCGCTCGATGACCCGCTGCGTGATCGCGTCGAGGTGCTCGACGATCTGGGTGGGCTCAGCTTCGCCGACCAGGAACAGCCCGAGGATCATGGTCTCGACCACTATCAAGGCCTCGGCTACATCTTCGGTCCCATTGGCCAGCGACCGGAACAGGCCCGTCGCCAGCGCCATCACCCGCTCCTCGCCGGGCTCGGGCGCGGCTGCCAGAACCGCGCTCATGACCGTCCATCCCCGGTTGAGGTGTGCTGGGCAGCGCCGACCGGTGCAGCAGCCAGGTCAATCGTGATCGCGCTCCACTCCCCATCGGTATCGGCGCGCCAGTAGAAGCGGATGTAGCGCTTGGTGCCGGTCACCCGGATGCTATCGCGGATCGCGGCCACACCCCGCCTCCAGCGCTCGTCAGCCACGTCCATACGCATCAGCTGAAAGAGTGCCGCCCGGTCGATCTGACCTTCCTTGCCGACGTTGAAAATGCGCTCGATCAGGGCACGGATCACATCGTGGCTGTCGCCGGTCCACTCGTGCAGGCATTCGTCAATGATGGCCTTGGCGACTTTGATTTCCGGCCCGAACTCCATTCGTTCGCCGATCTGGACCTGCACCTTCTGGCAGCCGTCATAAGACAGGAACGTCGTGTTGCCCTTCTCGCCGCCGACCTGGACCTGATAGTCCTGGGCCAGCAAGTCCATCAGGCCAGCCAGTTCGGCGAAGCAGTAAGTCTTGAACCGGGCGACCTGATCGGACAGGTCCATGGCAAAGTGGATTTGCTTGCGCACCACTTCGTCGATCAGCTGGTCCTTGGCAGAGACCAGCCTCTCGGGCACCAGCGCGCCCCGGCTGTCATGCCAGTAGGGCTTGCCCTCCATCGACACGACATGGGCGCGGGGCTCGAACGCCGGATAGCGGGATTGAGGTGGCGGTTCGGCCTGCTTCAAGGCAGCAACGGTCTCGGCTTCAATCATGATTGTGGTCCTTCTTCACGGTTGATTTGTTGAGGGGGCAGCGGTTGCAGGCCCGGAACATCTGGACCCGCAGCGCATTCACATTGACCAGCCGGGCCGAGGCCCGGCGCCAGTCCTGACAGGTGGAGCTGGGGATTGTGCCGAGCGCCGGGCATGTCACCCGCTCGGCCATGAACACCCCGCGCACCACTTCTTCGACAGCGGCGAGGTCGCCGGTGTATTTGCCTGCCAGCACCGATGACACGAGGCTGGCTGAGCGGTTGAGGCGGGCTGCCACCTTGGCCTGGCTCTCGGCTTCGCAGGCCTGCGCCAGCGTCATCACCCAGACCGGGGCCTCCGCGCCCCAGGCAGCACGGGCGCGCTGGGTCGGGGTGAGGTGGGGCGCTGGGGGCTCAAAGGTGCTCATGGCGCAC